ACCAATCAGGCTTTTTATAAACGACGGGATAGATTTTGGTTTGAGAAGTTTGCAAGAAAGAAAAGTGATAAGGAAGTAGAAGAATTTTTTGTTGCTAATTTTACATCTTGTCCTGATCCAGAGTCATTGTGGATAGGAGAGATGATAAAAGAGGGGGAAGGTAGATATCAAGATTGGCAGAAGAAAGTTCAGTCATTATCATATGTTTTTAGGGAAGAATCGGAGAGTCTTTTTGCAGACAATAAGGTTGATGATGTATTTGATTGTAGTAAGGGACATCCTATTGTATTGAAAAAGTTCTTGGGTGGAAACATAAGCTTGGAAAGTTTGGTAATCTATGATAGAATACTGGGGTACGGAAAGGAATTTGATAAAAAACTGAAGGACCCAGTGTGGGAAACCGTCAGTAGGAGGGTGAAAAAATATTCACCTTTCCTAAATATTGATGTATTCCGTTATAAAAAAATCTTAAAGGAGGTAGTTATCGATGACTCTTGAAAATAGTGAAGTTCTTGAGAATCTTCAGGAACAATTGAAAACAGTTAATGAACAGTATGAAACTCTTTCTGTTACTCGTCTAAAACTTCTTGGTGCAATTGATGTACTAGAGCAGATTGAAGGTAGTAAAGAAGAAGTATCTGAAACTGGAACTGTTGAGGTTGTTGATAATGAGGGCGGTACTGAATGAGTTTCTTTGATTCAGAAATCGTTAGAGCAGAAATGGCAGAAATTCAAGAACTTCAAGAAGAAGTTTATGGATCTGTTATGAACTTTGCTCTTATGGATGATGATGATAAGGTAGATCATATCGAACTTTTAGAGAGACTCATTGATAGACAAAAGATTCTTTATGCAAGATTGAGTTTATCTGATGATCCTGAGGCAAAGAAATTGAAAGATGAAATTACCAAGTCTGCTATTGTGATGGGACTCCCAGACAATGTGGATATGAATATCATTTTCAATCAAATGACTCAAATGGTTAGCATGATGAAACAACAACTTGACATTTCCTAAAAATAATCCTAAAATAACAAAGTACAAAAAGCCAAATCCAATTTAATCCGAGGTAATCCGAATGTCTTTCGCAAGTCTAAAGAAGCAGTCTTCGCTTGGGTCGTTGACCGCTAAGTTAGTCAAAGAAGTAGAAAAAGTTAATAACTCTGGTGGAGGTGCAGATGAGCGTCTCTGGAAACCAGAACTAGATAAAACAGGAAACGGTTATGCTGTTGTCCGATTTTTACCCGCACCAGATGGGGAAGAAATTCCCTGGGCAAAGTTATACTCCCATGCCTTTCAAGGCCCTGGTGGGTGGTACATTGAAAACTCTTTAACCACTACTGGTGGTAAAGATCCAGTCTCTGATTACAATAGAGAACTCTGGAACAGTGGTAATGAGTCTGATAAGGACGTTGTTCGTAGACAGAAGCGTAAGTTGTCCTATTATAGCAACATTTATGTTGTTAAGGACCCCGTTAATCCTGATAAAGAAGGTAAAGTCTTCCTGTTTAAGTTTGGTAAGAAGATTTTTGATAAGGTCATGGAGGCAATGCAACCTGAGTTTGAGGATGAGAGTCCAATCAATCCGTTTGATTTCTGGCAGGGTGCAAACTTCAAGTTGAAGATCGTTAAGAAGGATGGTTACTGGAACTATGATAAGTCAGAGTTCGCTGAAGTATCACCACTTCTTGAAGATGATGATGCACTAGAAGCACTCTGGAAGAAGGAGTATTCTCTTTCTGCGGTAACTGCTGCAGACCAGTTCAAGTCTTATGATGATCTTGAGAAGCGTTTGAAGTATGTGCTAGGTCAGAAACCTGCCCAACGTCCTCGTCTTGATGAGGAAGTATCGGGAGAAGATGATGCACGTACTGTTGCTACACGACAAGTTGAAACAGCAACTACATCTGCAGCAGATGAAGATGATGCATTAAGTTATTTTCAGAAACTAGCAGAGAGTTAACTGTAGAGTCTAATATCTTCAGCACGTTTTAAGGATCCGTTCACATACTGAGCGGATCCTTCTTTGTATACCATCATTTCTTCTAGATCATCAAAGACAACGCTTAGATATAATGGTTTGATTAAGTGGATACGTCTTTTTTCGTTGTTTATTTTGTCTTCATATTCATAGTTGGTGACTGCCTTCGATACTGGATTAACAACTATCTGTTCATCAGTCATAGGTTCGTGGTAACTTACACTTTGTGCTGCACTAACCTGAACTCCTTTGGGAAAAATTATAACACCAGTACTATCTTTAACTTCATTTGATTCGTAATGATGGATTTCATTTAGTGTTGCATCATCACCATACTTATCTAATAAAAATATTTCAAACCCTTGTTGGGTCATTGGCCATTCATTATAAACATTGATAATATTGTTTGATGTGAGAACCACCCAGTCTAGACTAGAATCTCCGTAGATGTCATATGCGACATTATCGGGACGATCATCACCTTTGATACTATACTTTTCAAAGATTGTTAAGTCTTGAAAGATATCCTCTCTTAACTTTCCTTTCTTGAAAAGATTTTTTACTGTTGTATAGTTTGATATAAATTGACCGTCTTTGGTACGGTTAACATATTCAAAGTCTGGTAAGTGTCTGAAGTAGGGGTGTCCCATATTAGTAACCTATAGATGTGTCTCTGTTTTTATCAATAGCACTATAGTCATCATTGTAAACTGGTTCTAGTTCTTGGAAACTGAACTGAACTTCATAAGAAATCATTGAACTATCTTCATAGGTTGCATAGTTTCCATCAGGAGTATAGTTAACATTGAATGCTTGTAACGCACATTCTTTTATTCTTGGTAAGAATTCATGCTCTCTTTTACCAGTAGTAGTTAACCACTGTAGTTTATATGTATTTGGTGATTTTAAAAATAAACGACTTTGTGATCTTTGTACGGACATTGATTGTTTAAACATTCTAATAATTTTTTTAACCATCACACTTTCTTCTCTACTCCTTGGACTCATTCTATAAGTAAAAGCAAAGGGTCTTGGTACTGGAGCATTAAAAAGTAATTCCATATTTGGATTTACAATTTTGCCTGTTTTTCTTGTTAGAATATTTTGATTGGTTGCAGATTGAGTAAAGACTGCGGCTAAACCTTCTTTAACTTCTGGACTATCTTTTCCTGCGGCTGATGAAATAGTGCTTTCTAGTTTCTTTCTAGCAGCATCAAGATCTCCATCTTTTATAGTATCAAATGCTAAATTAGCTGTTGCAAGTTCCATAGGGTTCATATTATTAGGACCCCAACTAACTGAGTTTTGATCACCTACTCCACCTGGGACGGGTAATATACATTGTCCAACAATGCGTTCTGTGAAACTTGCTCTTTCACTTAATTTATATTGATTTTTTTGTATTTCTCTAGGTTTATATTCTAAAACTGATATCGATAGTCTATCTTGACCTCTATTACTCCTTAATGCTGCTGGATAATAGAGTGGTAATTTATTTTTACCATCTGTTCCATAGGATTCTCTTGTTTTTGAAGTTTGTGATGTAGATTCTTGAAGACTTGATATTCTAACTCTATTACCAGTTACTCCAGCATCAATTGGGTTTCCTTGATTACCAGAACCTTGACTGGTTAATATTTCTCTCATAGCACCTGCTTGAGTGCCGAGACCATTATCTCTTCCAAAAGGAGATGTTTTAAATGTTTTTGCTATAGAGTTTGCAGCATTATTATTTACTTGAGAACTGAAGTTGCTTTTTCTATCTTGTAAATCTAACCAACCATCATCTGGTATAACAAAACCTTGATCAGTTGCAGCATCATCTTTATGTTTTCTTGTCCATGCACTTTTAGCACCCACTCCTCTTGTTGCTGAAGTAGTCCAAGTAGCACCTGTACCTCCACCAGTAATTCCCTTATCTATTGCAATAAGGTCATTCTGCAGGTTAGTTTGAAAACTACCAGGAGTAGGAGAACCGTCAGCTTGTTGGGACCATATTGTATTGGTCCTATAAGCAATCTGATATTCTGTTCCGTCTGCTTTATTGTAGGTTCTCACCCACGCATTTGAATTGGCTTCGGTTGCCATGTAACAACTTTTTTATCTATTTAGGATGTATTTTGCATAAGGTATATTAAGTAGCTCATCCAACTCAACCCACTCAACAATATAGAGTTGTCCTGCCAGTTCATTCCAAGTATAATTTCTATAAGTATTCCAGTGAAAGTTGATACCTTTGAACCCCCAGGGTTTTAATTCTGTACAAGCAACTAATGGATGTTGGTCATAACTTTTTCCTGGTGTTTTAGCATTATAAACGAAAGTATAGAAGTTTCCTGGTTCTGGTATAGGTGTAACAGTATCATTAAGAGTTTCCATAATAACAAGCATTAAATCTTCTGCATCATCTGTGTTTTCTTCAGAGATTAATCGTTTAAGTTTTTCTACTCTTGCAGTTGGGTGTTGTTCTAGGTAAGGTGAGTCTGGGGATGCAATGTACTGCTCAAATGCCTCTTGTGAACCCAATCCAAAATCTTCTATGTTAGGCATTATTTAATTCCCAATTCGTCTTCTGTAATAATCTTAAATTCAATACGGTTATCTTTACAGAATTCATTTGCTGCTTTCCATTTTGCTTGGTTTACTGCATAGGTTTGACATTCATAGATATATGATTTGGTTACTCTCTTCCTTGGTTTGGGTGGGAGAGTTTGTTTTTTTGGTTTCACTTCAACGACATAACTTTTAATTTTATTATTCTTTTCTTTTACTTTGATTAGGTAGTCTGGATAATAACGATGTGGTCGATTATCTTTGGGAGAGATGTATGGGATACAGAATTCTTCTGATGCCCAGGACACTATATTTTTATTTCCATCACACCATTGGCAGAATTTTCTTTCCCAACTACTGCGACAGACAATATTATTGGGGTTTCCTTGATATTTCTGTGGATTCCTTGGTTTGTACTGACTCTTAATACTTTCTGCCATTAACTTGACTACATAATATATAAGGTCAAATAGTATTTATAAATGGCTTCTATCAAACCGAGAAGTAGATCCCTATCAGAAGTTAAGGCTAAGTTATTAAGTCCTGCTACTACATCTCATTTCCAAGTTATGATTGGAGATCCGAGACAGAGAAATGATTTTGCTGGAGGAGAATTTACAACTTATCTTGCTAGACAGGGACTCACAGAGTTAAGAAGGGGAGGACTTCCATCTGAGAAGAGGGATAGATTAAACTTAATGTGTTGTGATACCTCATTACCTGGTTCTAATTTAGCAACGACTGAATTACTTAATGATTTTGCTGGCGTTACAGAGAGACACGTTCATCGTAGAGTATTTGATGATCGTATTGATTTAACATTTTATTGTGATGCAGTAGAGTATTTGCCTATTAGGTATTTTGAAGCATGGTTGCAGTATATTGGAAATGAGAAACGAGATAATCATAGTGAAGAATTTTATTATAGGATGAAATTTCCTGAGATGTATAAGGGAACTTTAGAGATAACTAAGTTTGAAAAGAATATAGAGCAACCATTTAGAAGAGTAATACCTCTTACATATACCTTTATTAATGCATATCCATTGTCGATATCTTCAATGCCTGTGACGTATGATTCATCTTCACTGTTAAAGTGTACTGTTTCCTTTACGTATTCTAGATACAGTTCATCACCTGCTAATCATAATTCTTCAGATCCTTTACTTAATGCTCCTGGTCAAGCAGGATTTAATTTAGCATCGTTTGCTGGTGGTTTAACTAATCTTGCAGTTGATAGAATAACTAAGAATGATTTCTTAGGGGATCTTGCTGGTGGTGTAGTAGAAGGTTTACTACGTTAAGAAAACCTTTATATATAATATTACTGAATTGTATTAGGATATTATGCCTTTACCAAAAATTGCGACGCCAACTTATAGTTTGGTGTTACCATCTACTGAGAAGGAAATAAGTTATAGACCTTTTTTAGTTAAAGAAGAGAAGTTACTTGTAATTGCTCTAGAGAGTGAAGATACAAAGCAAATTACAAATGCTATTAAAGCAGTTATTAAATCTTGTGTACTTACACGGGGTATTAAAGTAGAGATGCTCCCTACTTTTGATATTGAATATTTGTTTCTTAATATTAGGGGCAAGTCTGTGGGAGAAGACCTAGATGTAAATATTATTTGTCCTGATGATGAAGAGACGCAAGTACAAGTTAGTATTAATTTAGATGATATCCAGATTCACAAGAATGAAGATCATACTAATAATATTAAACTTGATGGTAATATCATGATGGAGATGAAGTATCCGTCATTGAATGAATTTATTAAGAATAATTTTGATTTTCAAGAAGGAAAGAATCAGATGGATCAATCATTTGATTTGATTGCTCAATGTATTGATAAGATTTATACAGCAGATGAGGTTTGGACTGCATCTGATTGTACTAAGAAAGAGATGGGTGAGTTTCTTGAGTCGATGAATTCTAAGCAGTTTAAACAGATTGAAGAATTCTTTACCACAATGCCTAAGTTATCTCATACTATTGAGGTAACAAATCCAAATACAAAAGTTAAAAGTGAGGTGGTATTGGAGGGTTTAGCGTCTTTTTTCGCTTAGGGATGGTGCATATGAACCTAGAGTCTTACTTTAGGTTGAATTTTGCGTTGATGCAGTACCATAAATATAGCCTAACAGAGATTGAAAATTGGATGCCTTGGGAACGAGACATTTATGTTGGATTATTAAAACAGCATCTTGAAGAAGAGAGACTGAAACAACAACAAGAACAAAGTAATGCCTAAAGCACTACCAGCAGCATCAACAACTAGAAAGGGAGTGGATCCATCCAAATTTATGGGTTCATCTTTTGCTGCAGGTAAGCAGTTAGAGAAGAGGGTTGAAACTAATGAGAAGAAAATAACTTTGATTAAAAATATTCTAAAGATGCGTCAGCAATCGGAGAATATTGGTAAGACTCTTGATGGTATCCATGAGTCTGTTGAGGCTATTGCTGAGACAACAGATCTTCAATATAAGCATGATCTAGATCAAGCAGAAGATAAAAGAATACAAGATGAACAGGACGATTCTAAGAAGAGGGAGAAGGGTTTAGAGAAAGTAAGTTCTGGAATAGCAAAAGGTGCAGACAAAATACTTGCTCCCGTTAAAAGTTTTATGAGTAAGATGTGGGATTTCTTAAAGATTGTCCTTCTGGGTGCTGGTGTGATGAAGATGTTGGACTGGTTTGGAAAGAAAGAGAATACTGAAAAGATAAGTTCTTTATTCAGGTTTTTTAAAGATTGGTGGCCTGCTATAGTTGCCGGACTTATAGCATTTGCTTCGGGATTATTGGGTCCTGTAGGGGTTCTCATAGGAGTTGTTGCACTGTTAGCATGGGGAATACCTAAAATTATTGCTGCAGTTAAATCTATATTTGGGATGGGTGATGATGTAGAGAAAATTGTGAGTAATGAATCAAAAGGGGTTGATAATTTATTAAAAAATGGTGAAGTTCCAAATAAAGAATTGGAGAGTCTGGAGTCTAAATTAAAAGGATCTACTCCTGAAACATCACCAGAGACTGGAGATGGGTCAGAAGTACCGCAAGAATTAAGTGGTGCTCAACAACCAATGGATCAAGTACAAGAACCACCAGGATATAAGGAAGGTGGGTTTGTGCAAGGTCCTGGTGGTGTAGATAAGGTTCCTGCAAGACTGACTGCTGGTGAGTTTGTTATGAGTAAAGGTGCAGTTCAGCGATATGGTACCGATACTCTTGCTGGAATGAATGCTGCTGGTAAGGGTACTAATACACCAGTTAATAGTGGATATAATGGTGGTGGGTTAGTTAGGTTAACGGATCATAGTGTTGATAATCGTAGTCATACTACAAGGATTGGTGGTTCTAATATTAGTCGTAATGTTGAGGTTAATCCAACTCAGAACATACTTCCATATGAAGGAAAAGAATATAGTAAGAAATTTCAGTTTGGTGGTTCAGTAACAGGACGTGGTGGAAAAGATAATGTCCCTGCAAAATTAACAGCAGGTGAATATGTAATGAGTCGTAGTGCTGTTAATACATTTGGTGCAAATACATTCGCAGCAATGAATTCTTCTGGAGGAGGGACAAATGTACCAGTTGAGCGTCATTATGAAAGTGGTGGATATGTAGAACCAGTTGAGCGTTACTATCAGGGAGGTGGATATGTAGCACCCCCATCATCTAATGAGAGAATGGTTCCTCCATCGCAACCTAAAAAAGGAAGGATTAAAGTTGTACCTATGCCATTGCCATCATCTGGTGGAGGTGGTGGAGTATCTGCACCTACTGTGAAGAAGATTCCTCCTTTTAGTGTAAGTCCTGGTGGTGGAACACATAAGGAACAAGTATTGGGGATAAGGAGATAAGATGGCAGTAGACGGTAGTAAACTTTTAGATAGGGATATTGGTATCAGTAAAGGTGCCCATATTACAGCATCTCAAGTTAAGGGATTGAAGATTGTTAATGTAAAACTTAAAGATGTTAGTGGTAATTTAAAGGACAACTTAGTTTTATCTAAGACAAGAGCTGCTTTAAAAAAGAGAAAGGATGAAGAAAGAAGACGTAAAGCAAGAGAAAAACTATTAGAGAAGAACAAAGAGAAAGGATCTAAAGGAGGGAAACTTAAAGTTCCTGGGATGGGATTTATTGATAGTATAATAAATGGACTTATATCAATTCTTTTTGGAATGATTGTTGTTAAGGCCTTGGATTGGTTAAAGAATCCTATGGTTGGAAAGGTTATTAAGTGGATTTCTGTTGTTGGTAAGGTTATTTTAGATGTTGCTGGTTGGGTACTGGTTGGGTTTACAAATTTAGTTGACTGGGGATATAAACTCTATGATAATGCTTCAGAATGGATAAAGAATAATGTTAGTGAGGAGGCAGTTGAGAAGTTTCAAACCTTCATGGGGAATCTGAAGAATTTGATTAATGGTTTCATAGCATGGAAATTGGTTGGTGAGAAGATATTTAAATCAATAGTTAGTAAAGTAACATTTATTTTTAAACATCTAGGAAATATTATTAAGGCAGCATTTAAAGCTGTTAAATCTATTGCTCAATTTGCCTGGAAGTTATTACCAAAACGAGCACGGGCTGGAGTAAGACTTGCCCGTATGGGTATTACAAGAGTTGGTAAACGATTGGGTAGAAGAGTTGGAATTAGAGTTGGAAGACTTATAGGACGTGGAGGGAGACAATTACTTAGCAGTACTGGAAAAGCTGGTGGCAGTATTATGAAGCATGGACTTGGTAGAGTTGCTAAACGATTATCAATAAAATTCCTTGGTAAAACTGCTACTAAGATATTTGGTAGGATCCCTATTATTGGACCTTTAATTGTAGGTATTGTATCATTGATGTCTGGGGAACCACTTGGTCAGGCATTATTTAAAACCTTTGGTGCTGCAATTGGTGGATTATTAGGAACCTTTATACCTATTCCTGTACTTGGAACTATACTAGGAGAAGTTGTTGGTGCTTTTGTTGGTGATTTGTTGTATCATTTAATTATCAAGAGGGATCCTAAAGCAGCAATGAAAATATTGGGGGATACTTTAAAAGGTATCTTCAATGGTGGTAAAGCAATAGTTGAATGGGTTGGACGTGGAATTCAAAACTTTACAGACAATTTTCCAACGTTTGATGTTCCTGATGTGGGATTACAAGATGTTTATATAGGAATCTTAGATAAGGTGGGTCTAGGTGGTGTAATTGATTGGGAAATTCCTAATTGGATGGGTATTCCTGATGGATTGAAGGGATTGTCTATAAGAAAAGTACTTGATAGTCTTCCTAGAATTCCTGATATTCTGGGACTTGTGACTCAATTTATTCCTGGATTGAGTTCTTATACTGAGGATGGAAAGTTAAAGAAACTACCTGCAATTTGGCAACTTTATAATCCAATGTATATGGTTCCTGCTTTAATTAAATCTTTCTTCCAAGGTGGTGGGAATACAGCAGCATCTGCTGGTTCTCCAGCAAAGGTTACCTCTAGTGCTCCTAAAGATGATGCTTCGAAAGTATCAGAGTCTGCATCTTATGAAGAAGGTGGGGAAGGAACAGAGACAATCATCCCAGTACCTATACCTAGAATTTCTACTCCTTCAATCTCTCAATCACCAGGTGGTAGAACTGTTTTTGCTTCCACAGGCGGTAGTGGTGATCCAACAAGCATCTTATACATGCGTTAAATAAAGAAGGGGTAATACCATATGGCACGAAACACAATTGCGGCTAAGGCTTCAGATCCATCTCTTCCAGTTAAGGTTGATGTATATTCTAATGCTGATCGGACTAGATCTGTTAGTTTACTTGGTGGATTCGTTCGTTTAACATACTACGAAAGTATACTGCAGGATTCTATAAAGGTTAATTATATTTTTGCAGATTCGGGAAATTCTATTGACAGTAAATCTGTAGTGGAAGGTCTACCTTTGATTGGAACAGAGGATGTTCAGTTAGAGATTGAAGATAATAATGAGAATAAAATTAAGGTAGATCTAAATGTTAACAAAATAACACCAATCTATGAAGATACTGGGAAATCCATGATTAATTTATCATTGGTTTCCGAACAGTTTATTCGTAATGAAGAAGGAAGTTCTAGAATAATTGAGAGATATGATGGAAAGATTTCTGATCATGTTACTTCTATTTTAACTATGAAATTAAAGGCAAAAAAGGGTAAGAAATTAAAAGAAGCGAATATAGAAGAGACAGAGGGTAACTATAATTTTCTTGGAAATGGTCGTAAACCTTATTATATTTTGAATTGGCTTTCTAAAGCATCAACACCTATAGTTGGTAAAGAAACTGGATATAGTGCAGGATTCCTTTTCTTTGAGACTTCAGAAGGGTTTCATTTTAAATCGATTGATGCATTGTTTGCTCAACCTCAAAAGAAATCTTTTATCTATAACGAATCTACTGATTTAAAGAAAGGAATACCCGCAGGTTATGATGGAAAGATATTAGAACAGTCCTCAGACAATGCTATTAATGTCCAAGATCGGATGAAAATGGGAATTTATAAGACTAAATTGGTCTTGTTTGATCCATTTAATTGTAAGTATGAGGTCATTGAGAAAGCAGCTAAAGAACCAGATCCTGGTGATTCTACTGGTAAGAAAGAAGTTGCTAAAGGTTTGAAACTTGCAGGAAAAGAACTTCCAACATTGAATAAAAAGTTTGATAATAAATTCACTCGTACAACTTATATGTTAGTTGATACAGGATCTCTTCCTACGGGCAAATATAAACCAGGTACTGAGGGACCAAATGATGATCAAGTATCAAAGAATATGGATCCTAATTTCCAAGCAGCATTGACTCTTAACCAGGCAATTCGTAGGTATAATCAGGTCTTTTCTGGAATGCAAGAGATTACTATTGCTGGTGACTTCAGTTTACATGCTGGGGATGTTATATTTGTTGATCTTCCTGCCATTAAAGCAGAGACTGATGATACAGTAGATAGGCAAACAGGTGGTCTATATATTATAGCTGATTTATGCCACTTAGTGACCGCAAATGGAACTTGGACTAAATTAAATTTAGCACGGGATTCATTTGGAAGAAAAGGTAACCACAGCACGAGGTAATCCATTATGACCCACGATTTAGAACACGAAGTCTACATTGATCCTAAGGATCATAAAGAACATATCAATCATGGTATGTTGGAATATACAGAAGAAGATTTAAAGACTTCTCATGCTTTATATGATGAGTATCATAAAGGTGATGAGGTAGATTCAAATGATGCGAAGATTAATGATTATCATACAAGACATACTGATAAAGGATTAGAGGTATACTGCGAGAATCATCCAGATGCCTTTGAATGTAGGGTATACGACGAGTAATAATTTATGGAAGGATCTTCACTTTTTAATACAAGTTTTATTGGCGGTAATTTCATCTGGTGGATTGGTCAGGTTGCTGATGATTCTTCTTGGCGTATTAATATTTCAGAGAAACAATTTCCTGAACCAGAAAGTGGAGTTCCTGGATGGGGATATCGATATAAGGTACGGATTATAGGTCAACATGATGATGGCGAAACTATAATTGAATCTGATCAACTCCCTTGGGCTCAAGTAATGTATCCTGTTTGGGGTGGTGGTCAGGGTTCTACCTTCATGACTCCTGGACTTAAACAGGGTATGTTTGTGTTTGGATTCTTCATGGATGGTCAGGATATGCAAGTTCCTATTATCATGGGAGTACTTGGTAATAATTCTAAGACAACATTAGAAAGAATGACGGGAACTCAGTCGGATGGAAAGAATTTCACACCACAGAGTTTTTATGCAACAAATCAAAACCCAGAACCAAATGAACAGAAGAAACTTAAGGATGCTAACCTTGCAGTAGATGATAATGTTAATTTATCTCAGGAGTCATCAGATGCAACACATCAAAGAGTTGCAGCTGATACAAAGAAAGATAGAGTATTGGATAGAAAACATGCATTAGCATGTCCTAATCCAGATAGACAATCTGATATAAAGAATATTCAGACAGTAACTGAGACTCTTACAGAGAAGATACAGGCATTTCAAGAATCAGTACAATCCCTTGAGGGTGCGGGAGGGTTGCCTGTTGTCCAGGGAGATAAGGATATTGATGCAGCAATAGAGGCATCTTCATCAGAGGTAGCAAAGTATATGAAGGGAGTTTTTGGACAGGTTCAGCAATTTGCTAATGACCAGTATAATGAGAAGACTGCACCGATGTTGAATTTATCTATTCCTTCTCATAGACTTGATCTGTTAAAGACACAAGTTAGTGGACTTGAAAAAATTGCTTGTATGTTTAATGGTTTTGCTGGTGTAGGATTAGCGGCATTAATTGCTGCAGCATTAAAGAATGCTTTTCAGAGAAAGAAGAAAAAGAAAGCAGAAGATGATGCTAATGATGCATCTGCAACTGCTGGTTTTGTTGGAGTTAGTCCAGCAGAAGCAATACCTTTTCAGAATCAACTTAATTCTCCAGGATCAGAATATGTTCCAGACCATCCAAAAGATGGATATTATTCTCCTATTCCTCTTTGTTCAGCAGAAGAATTGGTTGGTGAAGTATTGGGTACTCATATTAATGATATTATGAATGGATTTGATGCTGCGATCCTTCCTGTGATTCAAGAAGTTTCAGATTCTTTGGGTGGAGGTGTTTCTGAAGTAGGTGAGGAACCACAAAGCGGTCTTTCAATGGAAGTTGATGAGGCTAATGTACTTGGTTCACTAGAATCTGGACATCTTGTTAATGAAATATCTTCAGAGATAGGACAAAGTTCTGGAGTAAATGTAAATACCATTGGAAATATAACTAATGCACTTATAGGTGGGAATTATGGTGTTGCTTTAACAAATCTTTTCTTTCTTGCTGGAAAGGATGATGTTGCTAATGCTGGTGCCGTTGCATCAGTTTTGGGTTTAGTTAAGGGTGGTGATTTGATTGGTGGTTTTGGTGGTGCTTCTGGTGTATTAGATGCAGATCCTGCATTAATGAATGGTGCCGGTATGATCTTTGATTCAATTGAATCTGGTAATATACCTGAACTTGTTAATAGAGTTGGCAACCTTGCTGCATCGTATCCAAATATATTA